ATGCGTGTTGAGAGCTGTATCGCTAAAGACAAAATCAGCAAAATGAGGTGTACTGGCAATAGCGGACACTACCATTTGTTCTTTTTTTAAGCAGCCATCTGATGATATTAATAGCAGATATGTTTGCAGCAAAGCCCGAATTAAGTCAAAGATGTATTTCTGGACTCCTCACAACTGGGCCAAATGATGAAAACGTAAATAATAAACCGTCAAGTGATATGCCGAACAGAATCAAACCAGTTGTAAGCGATTCACAAATCGGTATATATACAGCTGACAGTAATACTCTGAAGGATGGATTGTGTAGCCAAGCCCACATAGGAACTCAACCTTATCGGCCAGGTGCTGACTCGCCGATAACTGTGAGATCATTCCTACAAATCACACTTTCCAACAATAATTACAAATCATTAGAGCATCTGCAAACACGAGCAGAGAATTATCTGAGGTATCGCAAAGCAGAAGAGAATATTCTGCGTTCGACCGTTGAGGGGCTAACCAATCCAGAATCTCCTGTATTCAAACAAACAGCATGGATGGGGCATCTGGAGCGTGGCCTTTGGAAAACGGAAACACGCTGGGATGGAAACGACCGCGAGCAGCTAGGCAAAGAGGCTCTTGGCTCAGAGGAGCCAAAACCTGGTTCACCATTTTACGGTAGTCGTGGACTAAAATTATCCGACAGTGCGCATTCTGCCTTCTCAATGATGCTGTGCGGTTCTGAAGGTCCATTCACAAAAGAACAAGCACTCTCTGGTTTCGAGCTTGCTCAAACTGGCCAAGTGCTGGCTGGAAGGCTAAAGATTCAGGAGCGAGTTAAATTCCGCGCAGACAACCGCATTGATGCTCAGCGTAACGGTACACACTCAACCCGCACACCAACAGGCATGGATCTTTCTCAAGATATCGGCACAATTATGCGTGATAAAGCTGGGCTACCGGTCATGAGCGGAACATCCGGTTCCTCCTCTGACGCCACTCTTGCAACACGTTACGCTGCCGAGCATTTTGGTAAGACATGGGCCGCTCCAGGCTTAAGCCAAGCAGAAGGATGCAAAGCTATCTCGGATCTGTCACATCACTATTTTCGTGCAGAAGGCTCCAGTCCACCACAATCAATGGCAACGGGAATAAATAAGGTTCGTTATGATGCAGGAATGGAAGAGAAATATGTAAATACACTGGATATATTTACACATAGCTACCCAGAAATTTATGCTGGGGTTGCATTGACGATTGCTGGGGCTGGCGGTAATGATGAGCAGGCAATGTATAATGTTACGCAAGAAGCCGCTCGTATTCTGCACGAAGCTGAAACTAAAGATTGAACATGTTCTAGTGAAGAGGCCTACCCCAGAAGAATATATTCCACATTCAAGGCATTATTGATGAATTTTATAATCAATGCGAAAAAACTGGCATTGATTGTATACAGATTCTCCTGAAGGAGAATCTGTTCTGTCCCTTCTGCCAAGCAGTGTTACGCAACGATCAATCTTTCGCGTTCCTATTAATCAATGAGTTAGAGTTGATTAGTGACCTGAGACAGAGTATTAGCGCAAGGTGATTTTTTGTCCTCTTGCGCTAATTTTTTGTCATCAAACATACAGCCAATCAGAAGGGCATAAAGCTGCCAAGCATTATATGTCTTAGTTTTATGCTCATTTTCATTAAAAATATATATAATAAGACTAATATCAGTATAAAACATTTATAACACTTAGAGTAAAAATGCAATCAGCTTATACAATCAATAATAATTTAAACTATAAAAAACAATAGTAGAAACATTTATAATTTATTTTAAGTATTCAAACGATAAACTGGTAAATTTAACAACTTAATTTTGAGATCTAAGTCACATCAATCAAGCATTCAAACAGCTATATATTAAAGCTGTCCACATCGGATATGTGACACTGATAATATCAATGGATTGATATTATTAATGGATATAAATTACGTCATAAGGATTTATCATGAACATTCAACCGATCGTACAATCCGGAATCACCACACAAAACAATCAACATTATCAGGCAGAACAAGCGCCCCCTGCACAAATACCGCAATCCGAATTACCTAATGGATGCGAAGCGGGATTTGTTGTTCATATTCCAGATGATATACAGCAACATGCTCCGGAATGTGGTGAAAGAACGGCACTATTGAGTTTGATACAAGATGAAGGTCTGCTCTCTGGGCTGGATAAATATCTTGCACCTCATCTTGAAGAAGGTTCTGCAGGGAAAAAAGCGTTGGATATGTTTGGTTTATTCAATGTCACTCAGATGGCATTAGAAATACGCAGCACCGTTCCTGGTATCTCTGGTAAATATGGTGTTCAGATGAACATTGTAAAACCAGATATTCATCCTACATCAGGTAATTATTTTTTACAGATATTCCCTCTGCATGATGAAATAGGTTTTAATTTTAAAGACCTTCCTGGCCCGTTAAAAAATGCATTAAGCAACAGTAATATATCAACCACTGCAGTGTCGACTATTGCATCTGCTGCAACATCTGCTGCAACATCCGCTGCATCCACTGCAGTGTCGGCTATTACATCGGCTGCAACATCAGCCACTACTTCGACGGTAACCACCGAGCCAAAAGACCTAATACCATGGTTTGGATTAACAGCTCAAGTAGTTCGTAACCATGGTGTGGAACTTCCTATAGTCAAAACTGAAAATGGATGGAAGCTTGTTGGAGAAACGCCTCTTACTCCTGATGGGCCAAAAGCAAATTACACGGAGGAGTGGGTTATCAGACCGGGAGAAGCAGATTTTAAATATGGTACATCTCCACTACAGGCAACTCTAGGGCTGGAGTTTGGCGCACATTTCAAATGGGATTTAGATAACCCTAATACTAAATATGCCGTTCTTACCAATGCTGCCGCAAATGCGCTTGGCGCCGCAGGAGGGTTTGCAGTATCCAAAATCCCCGGAGTAGACTCAATGTTAGCCCCTCATATCGGCGCAATGGTTGGGCAAGCAGCAGGGCATGCCATACAGTGTAATACCCCCGGATTAAAGCCAGACACTATTTTATGGTGGGCTGGTACGACTCTGGGGCTAGCAGATTTAAACAAAGCCGAGACCGGAGAAGCCAGATTCACTGACTATCCTCGTATATGGTGGCATGCAAGAGAAGGAGCCATCTTCCCCAATAAAGAAGATATTGCCCGTGCAACAGGGGCTGATATACGTGCGATGGAAGAAGGTGTCCCTGTTGATCATCGACATCCACATCCTGAAGATGTGGTCATCGATATCGAAAGCTCTCCACATAATAATCCATCAAATTATGTTGATACGGTTGATATAATCCGAGAAACAAGAGTCTAAGCTTTAACTTGTTTATTTTAAAATAATAGCTGAAATGGATGACAGCTATTATTAATAAGGAACAATATATTCTTTCTTGGATTTGACTCTATATTTTCAGACACCTGTTATCCCTTAACGTTACTAATACTTGCGTAGTGAATTTATGAACAATCCTAATCCATGCATGACGTGTGGTGCCTGTTGTGCATTTTCCGCGTCTCTTTTTACCAGGCTGAAGCAGATGATGCTGGTGGCATCATCCCCGTAACCCTGACTGAGCAAATCTCTCCGAACCATAGAAGCATGCAGGGCACTAACCAGAAAAATCCTCGATTTGTGGCCTTGGACGGAGAACCGGGAGTCAATGCCTGCTGCTGCATTCATCAGAATCGCTCGTCCACCTTCAGGGAATTTCCTGTGTCCGAAGAAAATGGTGTGGTTAACTAAGCAAAAGTATCCCTTTATCGGTATAGCAACTTATTTTGTTAACATGTGGTTGCAAAATGGATGACAAGTGTTTATTTTAGCCACAAGAAATGTATGCAAACTAGAATTGGGAAATGCATTTATAAAATAAGGAATAGCAGATATGTTTGCAGCAAAGCCCGAACCCAGTCAAAGATGTATTTCTGGCTTCCTCACTACTGGGCCAAATGATGAAAACGCAAATAATAAACCGTCAAGTGATATGGCGAACAGAATCAAACCAGTTGTAAGCGATTTACAAATCGATATATACAACTGACAGTAATACTCTGAAGGATGGATTGTGTAGCCAAGCCCACATAGGAACTCAACCTTATCGGCCAGGTGCTGACTCGCCGCTAACTGTGAGATCATTCCTACAAATCACACTTTCCAACAATAATTACAAATCATTAGAGCATCTGCAAACTCGAGCAGAGAATTATCTGAGGCATCGCAAAGCAGAAGAGAATATTCTGCGTTCGACCGTTGAGTGAACCGCCCCGGGTTTCCTGGAGAGTGTTTTATCTGTGAACTCAGGCTGCCAGATCATCGTTTCCGATGGAAGCATAATAAGCTTTTTCTGCTTCTGCCGGAGGAGTATGGCCCAGCCTTTCCAGCAATCGTCGATTGTTATACCAGTCCACCCACGTGAGTGTGGCCAGTTCCACTTCTGCACGGTTTTTCCAGCTCTTACGGTGTATTACCTCCGCTTTGTAAAGACCATTGATGCTCTCCGCCATCGCGTTGTCATACGAGTCGCCTGTACTTCCTGTTGATGCCAGTAATCCGGCTTCCTTAAGCCGCTGTGTGTAGGCCAGCGATACATACTGAGAACCTTTATCACTGTGATGGACCGTGCCGGACGGTCGACGGGCCCATAACACCTGCTCCAGTGCATCCAGCACGAATGTCGTCTCCATGGACGATGAGACCCGCCACCCCACAATGTATCCGGCAAACACATCAATGATGAACGCCACACAGACGAAGCCCTGCCATGTGCTGACGTAAGTAAAATCAGCCACCCACAGCTGGTCAGGTCGTTCTGCCACGAACTGACGGTTTACGCGGTCGCCTGCGGCAACGGCTTTCCGGCTGATGGTCGTACGGACCTTTTTACCCCGGAGAACACCGGCAAGTCCCATAACCGCCATGAGACGTGCCACAGTGCATCTGGCCACTCTGATACCTTCCCGTAACAACTGACGCCAGACTTTACGCACACCGTATACCTTGTGATTTTCATCGTATACGCGCTGTATCTCTTTCTTCAGCCAGTCATCGCGCTGCGCACGGGCACTGCGTTTATCCGGATGATGTCGCTGTTGCTGACAGTGGTAATACGTTGACGGGGCAATATGCAGTTCGCTGCATAGCGGTCCGACCCCGTACTGCTCACGCAGCTTATCCAGCAGTGGCATCATTTTTTCCAGAGGCGGTCGAACTCCGCCTTCGCAAAATAAGCGGAAGCCTGGCGAAGGATATCGTTACTGCGGCGCAGTTCACGATTTTCACGCTCCAGCTCTTTCAGACGCTGACGTTCAGCGGTGGTGAGCCCTCCATCACCGCCCCCGGTATCCCGCTCATGCTGGCGAACCCAGACACGCAGAGTCTCCGGCGTACAGCCAATCTTTGGAGCAATGGAACAAATTGTCGCCCATTGTGAGTCATATTCGCCCTGACTTTCCAGAACCATACGGGCTGCCCGTTGACGGACTTCAGGGGAAAAACGAGTATTTTTAGTCATCCTGTTTACCTCTTTCTCAGGAAGTTTAGTCTCCAGGATTCCCGGGGCGGTTCAGTTTCCTAACCATCAAGTGTATATGCTGACTAAATTAGTCAATATCTATGGGTTGAGTTCTACCAAAAGTGGCTCTGTAGTCGCTTCTTCTTACAGTATATTCAGGTGTTGCAGGAACAGTTGTGGAGCGTAGATGCGTTGTTGGTTTACCATGCTCTGGTACATAAAAAACGCCAATGCCATGGTAACCTGATATAGAAACGTTAATTCCACGACTTTCAAACTCGGCATAGACGTGTTCTGCTAAAGACTTCTTTTGACCAAATAATGTCCTGGCCAACCAGCCGTTATTAATATTTGAGGATTTATCTATTTCATCAGGAGAGAAGTCTTTGTTTTTTATTATGTTGGCTGAGTTACAGGATGTTAATCTGATATCATCTATTTCATGAAGATTATGTTGAACAATGCGGTCGACAATATCTGCCGGTGATAAAAATTCATCTCCGCACTTAAGAAGAGGTAGACCAGCAGAACCATGCCCAGATAGATAAATTTTGTTGTATTTTCCTGGTGTTAAATCATCTGGCAGGATGGTTTTTATCTCTGTCGCTGCAATACTTATAGCTGCAGCAGCAACAACATCGCTATTACTTGATTGTAGATGGCTTTTATTTGCTCCAGGATATGTAAACTCCATTTTCCTTTTATCAAAATCTTGTTTGTAGCATCATTCAGGAATAATAAATCATACGGTTTTTTCCCCGTTGTGACTCTTGAAACATTTTGGCCAAGAATATTAAGAGTATAGTCATTAACGGATTTCATTCCTAAAAAAACAAGTAATCCTTCTTTCTCTTGCGCTTTTTCGATTGTTCTCCCTGCTAATTATTGGGATGGATTGAGATTGTTTTGTCGGAACTGATACGCTGGCGCTAATATAAAGACGGCGCAATGGCCGCCACAGGTTCTTTCTGCTCATCCGGCGTTATTTCTACAGGTAATAATTCAACGCCAGTGTCAGAAGAGGTTGTTACCGGAAGACGCCGCGAAACACGCCCTTCGTTCTGCCAGAGCCTGAGCCATTTGAAAATAACATTATCATTGACGCCATTTTCTCGTGCAATCTGTGCAACACAAGCTCCAGGTTGTGATGCCAGTTCAACCATACGAAGTTTGAATTCATTCGAATACTTTTTACGAGGTTCTTTTCGCCAGTCCTGTAATTCCATACTTAGATGTCCGTCTGTGTCAGATGGGCGTCTAAGTTACCAATTCTTGTCTAATGGCTACATACGGCGATCGGTTTACGCTTACGGACAAAAAATCACCTTGCGCTAATGCTCTGTCTCAGGTCACTAATCACCTCTAACTCATTGATTAATAGTGGTGCGAAAGATTGGTGAGATATCGTTGCGTAACACTTCCTGGCAGAAGGGACAGGGCAGACTCATGATTTGTAATTATTGTTGGAAAGTGTAATTTGTAGGAATGATCTCACAGTTAGCGGCGAGTCAGCACCTGGCCGATAAGGTTGAGTTCCTATGTGGGCTTGTTAACAAACATCACCATGACATGACAACAAAAACCGGAGCCAGACTCCGGTTTTTGTGAAGCTGTCGGCTATTTCATTCCGCCAATATTTTCCCACCTCCCGTCAGCACGCAGGATTTGCAGCGGTCTTACCACGCACTGTATCTGCTTTTTATCCGCATCCAGTATCACCACCTGCGTGATTACCCTGTCCTGCTCCGGGATAATGCCATTCTCATCGGACTCCAGAATGTCTGCCGGTCCCAGTCGCAGCTGTGCTGTAAGTAACTCCCCGTTTTCACGGTCATCATGCTTTCCGCAACCGCACAGACGCTGCATAAGTTTTTTTAGTACGTTCATGTCATTCTCCTGTTCTGCCTGTATCACTGCCCACTTCATCCAGCCCCTTGACATCCTGCCACGGCCCGTCACCAAACCTGACCTGCAAATGCTGAAAAAAACCCTGAACCCGTGTGGCATCTTTGGGGTCAAGAAAGGTCAGTCCGGTGATGAGTGCGCCATCTGTATCCGGGAACCAGCCATGGCTGTTTGTCTCAATAATGTTTCCCGGCCCCAGACGAAAACGGATTTGTGTCTCCCCCGGGTCGCCCTTCGGTCCCTGAGGTCCGGTTGCCCCCACCGGGCCAGCCGCACCTGTTTCTCCTTTCGGTCCCTGTGGGCCTGCCGGGCCTGCCGCACCGGTATCTCCCTTTGGACCCTGTGGACCTGCATTTCCCGTCAGACCGGTCTCTCCCCGCTCTCCCCTGTCACCTTTCGGCCCCTGCGGGCCTGCCGGACCAGCATCACCTGCCGGTCCCCGTTCGCCGGTTGCCCCGACAGGGCCGGTGTCACCGCGCTCTCCCTTATCACCCTTCGGCCCCTGAGGACCCGCGGGCCCCTGTTCCCCCTTTGGCCCGGGAGGTCCCACCACGGTGGGGATTCGGTTTACGGCCTCTTCCGCCGCTATCCTGCTTTGTTCCGCTGACTGTGCGCTTTCTGCTGACTCCCGGGCTTTTTCTGTTGCGGTCGTTGCATCCCTGGCTGCATTACCGGCTGCACTTTCTGCCGTCTTTTTTGACAACTCAGCATCTGCTGCACTTTGTAATGACTCACTGGCTTTTTGAGCGGCCGCAGAGGCCGAGGACGAGGACGCCTCCTCTGACTGCTTTGCAGCGGCTGCACTTTCTGCCGCCTGCCGGGCTGACTCCGATGCATCCCCTGCTGAAGTGTCAGCATTTGCCGCGCTCTCTTCTGCCTGACCGGCTGATATGCCGGCATTCCTCGCTGACGTCTCCGCCTCTCCGGCATTCTTCTTCGCCTCCCCGGCGTGACGCGCTGCCTCTTCCACCATTTGTTCAAAGCGACGCAGTGCCTCCGGCCGGACGTCATCCTCCGTCATGGCACCGAGAAAATCATTCAGCGTCCCCGGTTGAGAATCTTCATACACGGTGATGGTCCCGGCATGTGACGGCGGGAATCCTTCCACCAACAGAATGACGCTGTACTGACCGTACTCAACGTCCATGCTGTAACGACCGGCTTCATCCGGATTTTCAGAGGCCACCGTGTTCACCACCACCGTGCTGCTGGTCCGTCTGGCTTTCAGTTGAATGGTGCAGTTCTGTATTGGTTTTCCCGCACCATCTTTCAGCACGCCTGATATTTGTACTGCTGCCATACCCTCTCCACAAAAAAGCCCGCCTGAACCGGCGGGCTGTCATAACGCTGTGTTACTAATCAGAATTTATAACCGACACCCACGATGAAACCGTCAGTGCGCCAGTCACCACTGCCGGAACCTTCATAAGCGACATCAATGGCCACGGATTCGGTCGGGTTAAACTGCACGCCAGCTCCCCACGCCAGAGACGTGTTGCTGTGGCGACCGTCATCACTTCCGGTCAGCACGTCGTGCCTTTTCCCCTTGCTGTCAGTTACGCAGAGATAATCCCCGGAAAAAGTCGACACACGGCTGTAAGCCACACCCGCCATCGCATACGCGCTGAACCATTCATTCACGCGTACAGACGGCCCCGCCATCACGCTGAACCAGCGGTTACGCACGGAATCTTCATGCCAGCGGGTATCGCTGTAACGGGTAATCTGGCGATTCTTGTCTCCTGCATAGCTGAACGACGTCACCATCCCCAGTGTGTCCGTAAACTCATAACGGTATTTCACGTTAATCCCGTTCAGTTCATCGCTGCCGGGAACGCTCGTCGAGACATGAAGATACCCCGCGCTCAGCGTGGACTGATGTTCAGACGCCCATGCAGGCGCACCGGATACGGCCAGACAAATGGCTGCGGAAAAAATGGCGGCATAAAGTTTACGCATAATTACCTCTCGCTTTTCTGCAATAAAAAAGGCGTCATTTCTGACGCCCGTTCTGGGTTATAAAATTCAGCTGATACTGATACCTGCTGTGGATTTTTTCATCACCACAACCAGCAGATCGCTGATACTGGTTGTTGGTGTCCAGTTATTCGCTCCTGATGAAGATACGGTGAATGTCAGTGTCAGCGTCCCCTGTCCGGCAGGCATATCTATAACTGAGGAAAATACGCCCTGAGCATCCGTCGTGGACTGCTTAAAAATCTCCTGACCATTGCGGGTCACTCTTAACCGGCAGGTTGAATACCAGTATGACTGTTGGTTATTACTGTTGAAATTCTCATGCTTACCACCGCGGAATAACACTGGCGGTATCATGACCTGCCGGTCAAATTTCTGATCATCACTGATTCTTACCGTGATGGTGCCACTGGCATAAGTGTTCGTGCGGGGGAAAGACTTGCTGACCGTTTTGACAATATCGCCTTCAATCTGGTTGGCTGACAGTTTCCCCTTAATCTGACAGTTCTCATTAATCGTGACGTTGTTGAGCGTCCCTGAGTTCGACATTCACACTGGCCACTGATATCCGCATTTTTCGCCGTCAGTCGCCCGTCCGGCGTCAGGGAAAATGCCGGAGGATTGCCGGACGAGGTGATACTCACCGCAAACAGCCGCTTCAGGAACACATCGTTCATGAACAACTGATTCCCCTGCGCCACAAATAACGGCGTGCTGTTGCCGCTCTCCGGATTTATCATCGCGATACGGTCAGCCAGCAGCAGTATGTTGCTCAGTGGCTGGCCATCAGTATCCTCAATCCCTGCACCAATCCCGGCCACATAGGGAATGCCGTCTTTCGTTTTTTAACCTTCAGCATGTACAGCGCAGCCAGGTCATTATTTGTGTCCTTCTGCACGCGCTGTATCTGCTGTATGGTGGCGCTCTGGTTCTCCAGTGTTTTGTTGACCGT